CCTGGATGATCCATTGAGGAGCGAGTGATGCGGACATTTAGCCTTCCCCGCAGAGGTAGGTTCTGAACCCTGCCCCGCCTGAGAGTTTGGAGGAAAAGAGGGGATTCGCGATGACTCCCCCCGTGTGAGCCTGGTTCTTCGGAAAGACCCGGACTTGCGGGGTCAGCACGGTCATCCACGGTTGGATTGTCTCGGGCCGTGGCGTGAACGGGAAGACGGGAAGCGACTCGCACCACAGGTCAAGCGACTTGCACGCGCCGCCTTCGTCGAGGCCAGCCTTCCAAGTGTTGTACCGGGAGGCCGACAGCGTCCGGTCGCCGCCCCAGAAGGTCCACCACTGCCGGGCGTCCACCGGTGCGCATGGAAGGATCGTGACCTTGACCGTCCCCGCTTGGCCGTTGTGGCCGACGCGAAGGCTGTAGCTGGTGGTCGCGGCGAACACGCCGGGCCAGACGTGGAAGACGGCCTTCTGTCCCTGCGTGCTCGGTGCCGCCGTGATGGTCGAGTCCTCGGCACCGATCAGGAGGCGAATCGAGGTGATACCGCCCGTGAACTCGACAATGACGTATCCGCCGTAGGCCGCGAGACTCTTTTCGTCGTTCGAGACGATGGCCTTGTCGATGGTCGCGGGCGTCGCGGCGAGGGACCCCGCACCCCAGGAGAACGCATCAGACACGACCGAGGGCGTGCCAGAAGGTGCGAAGGTCCAGTTCGTCGTAGCGCTGGTCGTGGTCTGGACCGCGCCCAGGTTCGAGTTCTGCCCCTCGGCAGAGCGGACGCCGTCGATAGTGCTGACGCATCGCCGCACGGCATCGCCCGTGCTTCCCGCGTTGTGCGGCACGTTGCGGGCGTTGGAGATGTCCATGATGCCGTAGCCGTTCCACGGGAACTGAACATTCGACGGCAGGTCCGAGACGAACACGCCGTCGCCGGACCGGGAGTCGACCGACAGCGAGAACGCTCCGCCACGGATGAAGAGGATTCCAGAGGTAGCGCCCCGCGACGTGCTCAGGAGAGGCGTGACGGTGGATGAAATGCTCTCCGCGCTTGCCGCCCATGTGACGACATCCGCCACGATGGACGAGTCCCGGATAGCCTGGATTCCGATGCGGTTCGCCTCTTCGATGGTGGTCCGGTCGATGGTCCAGCTGTCTCCACCCAGGCCCACCTGGTCGACACCCGCGACGGAGTAGGTCCCGGATCCCTCGATGATCGAATCTCGGATCATGCTGTTTGCGCCGTGCATGGGAGCGACCACAGCCAGGACCTGGTCGGCGGCGATGGATGCCGCCTCGAAGCCCAGGGAGGCCACTCCGGCGTTCTCCTGGCCCCAGAGGACCGCATCCCGCAGGATAGCGCTCCCGGTGGCCGTCACGCTGGACTGCGCGGCGTTCTTGGCGATTATGCCGACGCCCACCAGAGTGATCCCCTCGGTAGCCGTGAGGTCGATTCCGCTCCCGAGGATGAGCGCGGCGGGAACGTCGTTCGAGTCGGTGTAGCTGGTCCCGTCGGCGATGGGTCCGCGCAGGTCAATGGATCCCGTCTTCGCCAGCGTGACGTTGACGAGGATCCGCGAGTCGATCCGGCCCTTGCCGTGTAGGATGACAGGCCAGACCGCTCTGGAGTCGTCCGCGATGCCGCCTCCATTGGCCCCGAAGAGGAGAGGCGAGAGGTAGTCGTCCTGGTTGTCCACCATCGCCAGCGACGCCAGCTTGGCGACGCTCGAGAAGAAGAACCGACCGCCGCCAGGCTCGCCCGAGGTGAAGCGACGGAGAACAATGTTCACCGCGCCCGCGCCGGACCACGACAGACGGCCCGAGCCCTCGAAGACGAGGACGGGATTCGTCGGCTGGGTGAAGCTCGAAGTCATGGCGTAGGCGTGACGGATGAGCACTTGCTGATTGGCTGAAGCGCACGCCGTGGTCGCGGCAAGAATGCGCGTGTCGTCGTCCACGCTATCCCACCAGTCGGGGTCAACCTGCCAGGATGCCTCCTGGGCGATGGAGACGACCAAAGAGCCCTTAAAGCATCGGTACGCGCCCTCCAGCGTGGATCCGCTCGGGAAGCCCGCAGAGACGGCCCCAGAGGACGCTGTGAGCGCCCCTCCTCGGGTGAACCGGACCATGGCCCCCGACGGCGCGGAGACAGTCGAGGCGAGGCGAGCGGTTCCGCCGAAGATCCCCAGCCACCGCTTCCGACCCACCGATGCGGCGAGGCCCGAAGCGTAGGAAGCGGTGTCGTCGGTCGCGTTGTCCAGTACTCCGCCGAACCAGCGCAAGTCCATGTCGCCGGAGAAGATGCGGATCCATCGGCCCGATGCCGGGTTTGTGCCGGGGGTCAAGATCGTGCCGTCGTCGTCGGTCGCCGTCTCCAGCGCATCCCAGACGAACAGGCCCGCGCCGCCGTCGCCGTTGGCCGTGCGGCCCTCGACCACGAAGACGGTCCCGTCGGCCCCGGTGAAGGCGCGGAGGTCATCGTAATTCTCGACGGTTCGAGCGGCCCCGGCGTCCACGCCTTCGGGGAAGCCGATGCCGTCAACGGACGGTCCGATCTGGACGCCGACCGCATCGCGCAGGATGACCCGGTACAGGCCGTTCGTGAAGACGTTGGCGCGTCCCGTGGCGTCGAGCGTGACGGACGTTCCCGCCGCCGTAAGGCCCTGGTAGTCGGTGTAGACGGCTTTCGGGGTCGAGGTGCCGACCTCGTAGAAGTAGAGCGTGCCACCGGACAGCGCGGCGGACCCGGAGAGGTTGAACCACTGCGCGGGGACCTGGCCGAGATATGGGAGAGTGGCCACTTAGCGGGCTCCTCGGGCGTTGTCGGTTGCGGAAGCGGCGAGCGGGACGGCGCGGATTGCGGGAGCGGAAAGCGCTTGCCCGAGGCTTCCGCCACGGTACAGGCCGTAGGGAAGTGCGGGGGAGCGCTGGAGGCGAGCGAGGAGCGCGGCGCCGAGCATCCCGGCAGTCGTCCCCCCTGGTCCAACGGCAGACCCGAGAGCCCCGCCGAGCCCGCCAGCACCTAGTTCGGTCAAGCCGATTTCGTAGTTGTTCCCGCGAACCCCGAGCGCATCGAGGTAGGGGCGGAATCGGAAGTAGGGCGCGGCGAACTTGTCGGCTTCGCGAACTCCAGGCGCGACCACGTCCAGGCGCGAGTTGATCCCGGATGCAAACTCGTCGGCGGCATCTTGGCGAGCCTCGCGGATGGCGCTCTTGGGGGCCTGGGATTCGTAGCTTCCCGCCTCGATCCTTGCCCGCGACCGGGCGTTAATCGCCGTCGGAACGTCCACCATACCGGGGGATGCCGCACCTGGAGCGGATTTTGCTCCGGATCCCCATTCCTGGATCCATTCCGAAGCATCGTTCGCAATCTCTCTGCGGATGTTCGCGTTGTCAGCCTGGCTCTGCGATAGCTTCGCGGCGCGGTCGGCGTACATTCCCAGCGGGACAGCCGGGACGCCTTCGGTTCCAGCCTTGCCAGCCGCATAGAGGGTGCCGATCTGTGCCTCCTGCTTTCCTGCGGCCTTCTGAATGCCCTTCACCGTGGGGCGCATCACGCCGCGCTGGAGCATTTCCGGGAATGCCTCGGCCACGCCTTCGCGAAAAGCCTTCGGCACCTTTGCCAGCTTCATTCCAGCCGGGACTGCAAGGCGCTGCATTGCGCTTCCGGTCGCGCCCAAAAGTCCGCCACCGATGCCGAACCCGGTTCCGATGGACGCATCCAGAAGCGCCTGGCGGGCCGACAGGTCACGCCCTGCGGCAAGGTTTTCGGCCTGGTTCGTCGCGGCGACTGTGGTTCCGGCTCCAAGTCCCGTTACAGCTCCGCGACCGAGCCAGCCCATTCGAGCAAGCCACGCGGGCGCCGCGGCTCCACCAGTCATAGCGGTCAACCCAGCTAGGGGGATGCTTGACGGATCGCGGAGGAAGGTTTCCGACAGACGGTCGGAGAACTCGTTGCCGATGCGTCCACCCGGTTGCTCCATGACCTCAGGCGGTGCGATACGGGCCACCGCATCGCGGTAGCTTTCGCCCTCGGGACGCGCAAGAGCCGCGACGAATCGCCCGGGGCTCAGAAGGTCCAAAGCCAGGCCCGAGGCCGTAGCCCCCGCACCTTCGGCCCGTGCCGTCCGAGGAAACATCGCGTCCACCCAGGACTTGGGCTGGACTTCGGCGGGGATGGTCTGGAGAACTTCGCCCTGGAATCCCTCTTCGGGAAAGGCAAAATCCCCCGGAAGCTCCTCAGGGAAATCGAAGTCTGCGGGCAAGGTGTTCGCGGGCATTACTTGACCAGCTTCCAAGATTCGCCGTCAGAGTTGCGGCCATAGGTCGCGCCCTGGTAGGACTTGGTGAATTTGTAGGGCGATGCGGTCGGTTGTGCCTGACCACCTGCGCCGGGGATCTGCAATTCCTCGTAGAGGCGCAGGACGGACGGCTCGGTCTGTCCGACGCGTCGGCGGGTCTCGTTGTAGTTGCGAATCTTTCCGGTCGCGCTTTCGCGGTAGATGTCCAGGAGGCGAGCCGCCGCCTTGGATCCCGTGGTGCCGCCGCCCGTGACCTGCCCGAGCAATCGCTGTTCGGATTCGGTCATGGGGCCGGGACCAACGATGTCTGTCCGCAGAGGGCCGCGCAAGGTTTCGGCGAGGAGCTGGTAGACTTCGGCGTCGGCCATGCTCTCGGTCTGCTGGCCTGTGAGGCGCGACAGGAAGACCTTGATCTGTCCAGGCCGTGCACCCGCTCCGGCATCGAGAAGGCCCTTCATCTGGTCGAGCGTCTTGATGCCAGAAAGCGCGGTGCGGGCCTCGTCGCGGAAGACGGGGATGTCCTTGATTGCCAGCTTGACGGCCTCGCCCTGGGTGCCTGCCGAGGTCGCCGCCTGCCGTGCGATGTCCAGCTTTTCGCGCTCAATCCGTGCGGTACGTTCGGCGGCGGACTCCTGGAGGTTCATGCGGCGATCCGCGAGCTGTGCGGCGCGGTCGGCGTACTCCAGTTGAGTCGCGTACTTCTGCGCTCGGGAGTCAAGCTCCAGCCCGCGAAGACCGCGATTGGCTTCCGCCTCGCGCATCTTGGACTGCTGGACCAGAGGGAGCCCACGCTCCGCCGCACGCTGGACGCGGGGGATGTCCTCAGGCGCGATTTGCCCTTGCGACATCTCGCCAGACGGGAGCGCGGCGGAGGCGGGAAGCATCGGCGCAGGCTTGGCCCATGCGGGCATCCACGACGGTGCGACCTGCGCGGGCCCGGGAGCCTTGAAGGTCATCCACGCGGTGGACCGCTTGTCCTCGGGAAGGTCGCCCGTGGGCAGATTGAGGCGCGACACCTCGCCGAGCGCGGCGCGGTAGTCCTCGGGCGTCTCGACGGTGCCGAGGATCTGGCCCCGCAATCCGTACTGCGCTTCCGCCTGTCGGATGGGCCGGATCGAAGCGTCGAACGCCTCGCGGGCCGCGTCCATTTCCATCTGCTGACGGATGCGGTCTTCGGCAATGCGCTGTTGGCGACCCTGGAGGAAGGATTCCCCGAGGCGAATTGGCTGGATGGCCATCAGAAACGGTACGTCGGCTGTGCCAACGCCTTCCCCATGACGGATCGGTTCATGATTCCCCCGGGTCCGGCGTTTCGACCGTAGCCCATGAGCCCGCCCGCGTCCTGCACGCCTCCGCCGATGCTGTTGAACAGCTGGTCATCGCCAGCCGACCGGAAGCCCGCACCCTGGGTCAAGCCCTGCCCGAGCGACGACGCCCCGGACATCCCGAGTTGGCCGATCTGGTTGGCGCTGTTGGCTCCGAACTGGCCGACCTGCCCTGCGGCATTCATACCCATCTGGCCGAGGCCCTGGAATCGGTTGGCGCGGTCCTGCTTGGCCCCGTAGTCGCGGTTGAATGCGTCGGTGGCCTGGCCGTAGCGGGTCGCCTCTTCGCCCTGGAAACGCTGGTAGTCCTGGTTCTCGAACTGCTGGCCGAAGTTCACGGCCTCGCGCTGGAGGGCTCGTTGCGTGCCGCCACCGCCGAAGGATCCCTTCGCGGCCTGGCTCGCCTGGATGCGCTTCATTGCCTGGTCGAGCACGTTCCCGAAGACCGGATCAGCCCCGAGATCGTAGTTCCGCGTGCGAGCCTGGAATCCAAACTGCGCCGGATCGTACTGCCCGCCGCGCAACTCGGTTTCGTAGGTGTCGAGGCCGCGCTGTCCTGCGCCGACGTAGGGGGCGAAGTCGGCCTTCGTCTGCTGGAATTGCTTGTCCTGGAGATCGGCGGCATACCGTGCGGCCTCGGCACCGAGGCGTCCAGCCTCTTCGGCGGCGCGGGCCTGCTTGCGGGCTCCGGAGCGTCCGACCAGTCCGCCGATGAGGTTCGCCCCGAGAGAGGCAACCGCCATTCCTGTGACTGGGTCGATCATGCTACCACCTCGCCGCCGTTTCGGCCCAACGGGGACCGCGCCGAAAAGCTCACCGTTTCCGGTGGTAACTCTTGGAAATATACGTCGGTTTCGATCATTGGGAAGCCCCTTAAGGCTGGAGAGGAATCGCCGTGTAGTGGATGCCCACCGAGACGAGCGCAGCGTCGTCGGAGTAGGTGTCTTCGGCGTCGCCGGAATCGCGGATCAAGCGCACGACCAGACGGGCATTGAAGGTTCTTCCCACGCCGGGGATCGTGAAGTCTGTACGCGTCGAATGCCACGCCACGCCGGGAGCGGGGACAGCCGCGATAGTCAGGAGCGTCGGCGCGGGAATCACTGCTCCAGCTGACTCCCAGAGGTAGTAGACCTTGAAGTAGACATCGCCAGCCGCCGCCGTCGTGGGAGCCCAATGGACGTGAAAAACCACGTCTGAATTGCTCTTGTAGTCGTGCTGGAGATCCCACGAAAAGGAAAGCTCCTCGAATGGTCCCGCTCCGGCGAAGCGGTAGCACTTCATGTTCGCGTCGACCAGATTGCCGACGGCGGGCGTGTTCGCCACTCCAGCGAGGACCATCGGGGTAAATTGCGCCTCGCGCAGGACTTCGGCGCGTGGGATCGCCTGGGAATCGACGTAGGCTTGGTTCCAGTAGGCGATTTCGCTTTGCGTGATCGCGGCGACGTGCGCCGGAACGCTGGACCCTGGCCCCGCTGGACCTGTCGGACCCTGCGGACCCGTCGCGCCCGTTGGCCCCGTCGGCCCCGGAACGCCGCCCGCCGTCTGGAGGTATCGCCACAACAGGTAGAGCCACTTCGCCAACGGAGTCGTCTCGATGCGCTCGCCATTGAAGGGCGTCGTGACGGGAGGCGGCTCCAAGCTCATCGCGAGAGCACCCGGACATCGCCCGTCGCCATGGTCCAGGCCACGGGGATCGGGTCGGTCATGCGAAGCCGCCACATCCGGTCCCGTCCCTGTCCGCAAAGGACGGTCCGCATCCGGAAATCGTACTGCCCGAGGGCTCCCACGTCGAGTTCGCGGGACGACCCGTAGGTCATGCCACCGTCGTTCGAGTAGGACAGCATCACGACGGGCGCGACGCCCTGGCCTGTGACGGTGCCGACGCCCTTCCGCCCGTGAACCTCGAAGTTCAGGTACTGGACCATCTTGCCTTCGGATCCCATATGTCCGAAGACACGCTCCCGGAGGATCCACCAGTCCCCCGACTCGTCCGGGATCTCGTCCCGGTAGTCCGTGTCTGAGAGCTTGTAGATGGCGTTCCCGTTCGAGTCGCCCACCAGCGTGTAGCCATGCCCAAAACAGGAGTGAAGGCCACGCCAGCGAGACAGGATGCCCGTGTCCGGGTCCATCCACGCCCGTTCGTGCCATTCCCCGAGGTCCACGTCGTAGACCAGCGTCTTTTCGATGGCCGCGATGGTCAGGACATAGTAGGTGTGACCGCCGAACGAATGGACGCGGCCTACGGCTCCGGAGAGGTCCAAGGCGGTCGACAGGATGCCGTAGATGCCGGGAGTCGAGATCTGCTGGACGCTGTAGCCCTGGGTGCGGAAGACGCGGGCGGAGCCGTCGGGCCCGGAGCCGAGGAAGTAGACGGAATCACGGGCAACGGCGAGAGATTGCCTCGCGTCCGTGCCGATCTGGATTGCAGCGGACTGGATCGCCTGGAATTCCTGGGACACGTCGCCCGCGTCGTAGAAGACCTGCGCGGATTGCGTCCCGAAGGCCCAGACCTCGCCCGCGACCGCGATCACGCCCGATACGATGTCGGGGAAGGCTTCGGCGGATGCGCGGGACAGGGTCGGCCACGTCGCGCCGTTGCGGAGTTCGGACCAGCGGATGAAGATCGAGCCTGGCTCCTCAACGAGGAAATAGCCGTCGACCGTGCAGATCGTGCTCGCCCCGTTCGGGAACTCAGGATCCGAAATGAGCGTAAGCGTGTTCGCGGCGAAGTTGTACAGGTAGCCCGCGACGCCGTCCACCAGCACCATTTCGTCCTCGTTCGAGGCGATGCCCACGGGTCCGGAAATGCTGGACACCACGCCCCGGTTGGCTCGCGTCCCGTTGGACAGGATTTCCCAAAGCGTGGTCCCGGCGACCTGGAAGACGCGCCCGCCTCCCGTGAGGTGGAGCGCACGACAAGCGGTTGTGACGGTCTGCTGGGCGAAGACGCGGAGCGCGGGCGTATGAACCCACATCCGTTCCGACGCCGCGCCAGGCCCCGCGATCTCGGGCCGGAGATTGACGAGCGTGTCGCCGCCGACGCCCCGGACGTTGGACGAGTAGGCGGGAGATAGGAAGGTCTCGAAGACCATCAGAATCCGCCCCGGTACTCGCCGTCCCGGCATTCCCTGCGGTAGGCGTAGGGCATGAACTTCGCCGGGATGTTGTGGGCGACGTTGGTCGTCTGGAGGTCACTCAAGAGGGTTGCGGCGCGTCTGGACACAAAGCCCGAGGGCTCACCCGTCCCGAGGCCCGGAATCGTCGCCAGCGCCTCCGCAAGGGCGTACCGGAAGTATTCCCGGTATTCGGGCGGGTCCGGCATCGCGTCGGAGAGGTTGGCGATTTCGGAGAAGGGCGTCCGCATGACCACGCGGATCGTTCCGGTCGTCGGCGGCTGGTAGATGTACAGCCCCAGGAGCGGGAAAGCGCCGTCCAGCGCATAGGCTCCCGGCGTGCCGGAGGTCGCTTTGTCGAAGTACGCTTGGTACTGCGCGAAGGGGACCTCTTCGAGCTGGTAGATGGATCCGCCGTCCTCGTACTGGACCGACATCACGCCGACGGGCCGCGTGGCGTTGTCGCCTCCGGTGCCGAGCGTGTAGGATGGTCCGCCGTCTGCCGTGAGGGCGATGGTGGACGCGCCGTAGCAGGTCATGCCCTTGGCGTTGAGGGAGGCGCGGATCTGGTTGAGGAACGAGAGCCCGATCTGACCCACGGGCGCGGAGGGAGCTTCGCCGGGAGAGTAGGCCCCGCACAGGAGAAGCGCGTCGGTGACGGTGTCGAGTGCGGTCCAGGCCATTACGCCAAAACCTTCTTAGGCCGACCGGGGCCGCGCCTGGCAGTGGTTGCCATGTCCTCGACCTGCGCGGGCTCGGTGCCGTCGTCTTCGCTGGTCACGGGCTCGCGAGGCGCTTCCTCGGGAATCGGCGCGTCAGGCAGGAATGCGGCGATCTGCTCGTGATCGTCGTAGGCTTCGGCCTTGTTGCGGACCACGACGCGGGAGCCGTCTTTGTTTTCTCGGATCATCGGGTAGCGCATGGCGTGGCCTCTTGGAAAGGGAAAGGCGGACGAGGTTGCCCCCGTCCGCCCTGGGATCATCGAAGGATCAGGTGGTCGATGCCGTGCGGAGGAAGCGAGCCGCGAAGGCGTCTTCCACCAGCGCGGAGGCCATCAGCACGTCCCAACGGAAGGTGGTGATGCCCGTGGCGACGTTCTCCTGGCGCTTGAACATTCCCTTGATCTTCGTGCCGGGAACAGTGAACGGCGCGGCGTTCGACTCGTTGTAGGCGGGGAAGTCCAGGAACGCCGTAGCGGCGAACATCGGATCGAAGAAGATGCCCTGGAGGATCGAGGCCGAGCCCGCGCCGACCCAGACCACCGTGTCGCCAGCCGTGGGAAGGCGGGTGACGTTCTGGCGGTTGTCGGAGCTGGAGGCGTAGACGGCCTCGGTGACGGTCAGGGTCGCGATGCCACCCGAGGCGGTCGCGTCGGCGGCGACGACGTACCGCTTGGGGGTGCCAAGGCTGTCCTTGGAGATCGCGTTCACGTCCTCGCAGAGAGCGACGTAGAAGATTTCGCCCTTCTTGACGGTCTCGGTGCCAGAGCCCACATCGACGAGCACGGTCGTCGCACCTTCGACCACGGTGGTCCCGATGGTCGAAGCGGCACGGGTTCCGGTGGTCTGGACGGGCATCACGGTGGATTCCATGATGTCGAACCCGGCCCAGTTGGGGACCGCGCCTTTCAGGTTGGCCTTGCCGATGGCCGAGGCGGCGTTGTACAGGTCCTCGGTGTCCTGCTGGAGGTCCTGGTTCATGACGTAGCGGACAGCGGCCTTGAGGTTGTTCTGGGGGCAGAGCGAATCTCCCAGAACGGTGCGAAGCGCGGCAGTCGCGGCGGAGGTCATCGTTGCGGCCTGGGCGAAGCGCGACACCTTGGGCATCACGGAGGTCAGGAACTTCGATTCGATCTTGGAGATCAGAGCGGCCATGGAGGGCTTCTGGATCTGGGTCGCGAAATCCTCGAAGTTCATGCCGAGCTGGTCGGGCGTGAACGAGTGAGTCACCGTGACAGGCGTGGTCGCCATGGTGAGATCCACGGAGGCTTCCCGGTCGGCGTTGGGGGATGCGCTGGTGTCCCATGTGCCGTCGGAGACGGAAACCTTCGTGGGCTTGGCGATCTTCACGGTCGTGCCGGAAGCACCGCCCTTGAACTTGGACGAGTAGTCGGGGATTCCCGAGCGCAGGACGGTGGGGACGTTCTTGAGCTGGTATTCGCTTTCGCGAACGACGAGCTGGGGGGATACGGTGGCGACGGTCGAAGGCATGGTCACTTCTCCTGAGACTCACGCCAAGCGATGTACTCGGCTGTGGTCATCTCTTCTGGGTTTTTGGATGCCGCCCCGGCTCCGCTCACCGTCTTCGTGACGGGGATTGCGGGCTTGGGCTGCTGTTGGGAAGCGGTCGAGGATTGAGCCTGGGAGAGACGGCGTTCGATCAGACGGCCAGCTTTGGCGGGGGATGCGGCCATGACGGCGTCGGCAAAGTCGGGATCTGTTGCCATTTCCCAAGCGATGCGCGGCCCGTCGTCGTCGGCCACGATGTCCCGGAAGACCTGCGCATTCATTTCCGATTCCATGCTGGCGAAGACCTGCACGGCGGCGATGTACTGCGGGTTTTCCTTGGCGAGCGGCGCAAGCCGGGAGTTGAATCCCGAGATAAGCGCCTCCTGCTCCTGCTGTTGGCGGAGCGTCTGCGTGGTCTGCTGGACCTTGGAGTGAGAAACCTGCTCGATGTACTGGTCCACGGCGCGGTCGAATTCCTCGCGGGAATTGAACTTCGCCGGGTCCGGCTTCTGCGGTCCCTCGGGAGCACGGATGCCCTGCAATTCCGCGATCTGGCGTTCCAGATTGGCGGCGCGTTCCTCGGCTTCGCGGCGCTTGCCGACGACCTCCTGGAAGCGCGAATAGGGAATCGACTCCACGCGGGGCCGGGGTGCGGCCTTCTGCTCCTCGGTCTGCGGTGCGGTCTGCTGTTCCGCCTGCGCGACAGGATCCGGCGAAGTTTGCGCCGCGTCCTGTTGGCTGGGGGAAATCTCGACCTGCGTCTCTGTGCTCATGGTGCGCCCTCGTAGGCGATGGGGCCGAAGCCCGCTTCCGGCTGGTATTCGTCCGTCTCCGTCGCCGTAACTGGAGGGGTCGGTGCGAGCGCGGCAGAAAGGGCGGTCTGGTCCAGCTTCGCCTCAGCATCCATGGCCTGGCGAGTCGTGGAACCTTGCTCTTTCGCCTGTGCGATGTCGAGATTGACGCCTGCCTGCATGGCGGCGATGCGTTCGCGGCTCGCACGGTCGGCGGCGGCGATGCGTTCGGCGGAAGCGATCTTGGCCAGAGCGATCTGCTCTTCCTGGGCCAGCTTATCGAGTTCCGTCTGATACTTGATTGCGGCCTCTGCCTGGGCGCGTTGGGCTTCGGCCTGCGCCTGCGCCTGCTTGCCCTCTGCGGCCTGCTGTAGGGCCTGGTTCTCCGCTGTGACCTGTTCGAGCTGTTGTCCCATCTGCTCGATGACCTGCTTAGCCTGCTCGATCTGCTGGAGCACGGCGGGAGGGATCTGGAGCTTGGACTGGTCCTGGTCGTCCTCGCGCATCCCCTGCTTCACCAGAAGGCGCTTCATTTCCGAGGCCAGCGCGTCGCCGCCCGGAATGCCCATGGCCCGGATGATCTCCGGCGTCATAGCCTGGTACATCATCGGGTTCTTTGCGCCGAGGCCGTCGATCATCGAGAGGAAGGATTCATTCTTCGTCCGGTGGTTCTGCCCGACCGTGACGCGGATTCCGTAGGCTCCACCGTTGAACCCAGCCAAGTCCTCGCGCAGGCCCTGGATCTCCCGGACTTCCTTCTGCGTGACCTCGCCATCCTCGCCCGCGAAGGCGATCAGCTCCTCGTCGGAGAAGATGCCCAGGATCTCGTTGAGGATCTTGCCCTCGTACTCGATCGCGGCCTTGAGGTGAAGCTCGATGTGGGCATCCGCGACGTTGGCCTGTTCCTGGCGCACCAGAAGGGCTCTACCGCTCGTCTCCTGGGTCTGTGCGCCCAAGCGTCCATCGAAGAGGCCCGTCGCCACCTTGATCTCCTGGGATGCGTCCTGGCTCGCGTTGGCGTAGCCTGCGGGGATCTGCGGAGCGGGCGGGTACTGCGGGATTGCGCCGGGGTTCAGCGGGTCGATCTGGTAGAGGCGGAAGGCCGCGTCGGAGCTATCGTCGCCCCAGGACTGGAGCACCTTCGGATCCGTGACCATCCCGACCGACAGGAGCGCGGGCGGCTGCTTCATGCCGGAGAGGTATTCGTATTCCTCCGACTTCCACAGGTTTTTGAAGATCTGCGGCTCGCGGGCGTCGCGCACAATGCCCTTGTAGTGCTTCTGCCCGGCGACATCCGAATCCTCGCCGATCAGCACGACGATGGGGATCGACTTGAAGGGCTGTAGCTCGCGCTCCTGGATGACGCCAGCACCGTCAAGGATGGTCTGGTAGACGTTCGACTCGTCGTCGATCTCCCAGAACTCAGCGACGCGAACCT